ACAAGGTATTTTCCGATGTCCTCTTTTTTTGCGTGTCCGTTTGCTACTGTCTCCTCTGTGATCTCCTCGATGTAACTGTCATTGTCAAATGTTGATGCGTAATCTCTAACTGTGTTTTTCATAATTCTCTCCTTTTGCCTTATCGGCTTTTTAGTCCTCAACTGCGTCTATAAGCAGTGGCTCACCATCTGAGCCTGTGCCGCCGAGATACCAACCGCTTACTGTTAACTTTTTGATGCCCTGCATGCCGAGCGTTACATCATATATTGATGATGTGCTTGCGTCCTCAGCATTGCGGATGATCTTTACGCATGAGACACCATTCTCGGCAGTTCCGTCTGCATGATTGATTGAGCGTCCGTCTGCTGGGATAGCTCCAAATCTAACAGCTGATACATACTCTGGTGTTCTGCCAGTGAAACCCGCATGGTACCATGTCTCATCAGACCATTTGCCGGTAACCATGTCGCTGAGTGTTTCGGGATCCATTGATCTCAATGCCTCATCCTCTGATGCAAACTGTTTTGCATCCTTAGCTCCCATGTTGTACCAACGTGTCTGTCTGTTTGTAAGCTCCATGTTGTTATCCCCTCTCTTTGTTTACAATACTAGTATAGTACCTACATTTATATTTGTCTAGTACTTACAAGCAAATATTTTAAAATATTTTTTAATCATGTTCAAAATCGTGCAAATAAAAAAGGCGGCAGCCATTGCCTAGGTTGCCACCGTCTCTCTTGCAGACCTCCGCTGGAATCCCATTCGCCTTTACTCGTCCGTCCTCATCCGAAAGGACAGTACGACCGATCATGGTTCTGCCTATTCTGCACACTGCGGTTACAGTGCAATGCACGTTTCAGTAGTGCGCCCCTCTTCTCATGTGAGGACTAAGCGAATGCGAGTGAGCAAACCTGCTGATGTTGCCCAGCTCTGTTGCTTTGGCAGCCTTCGCCGCTGCACTGTTAAGCCATTGCAATGACTATGCACAGTTGCATATAAACCACGCAATGCGTGGTCTGTGCTTACATCTTACATGCATGCATGCATTGTTGCAAGCAAAAAAGTCTGCATCTCTGCAGACCGTTGTTTACTTTGTGACCGTTGTGTTGTAGCTGTTTGTGCTGATCTTGAGCAGTGCGCCGAGGAACACATCAATTGCTGACAGTGTGCCGACAATTGCAGTTGCATATGGCAATCCCCACAGACTGGACAGTGCAGCATACAGTGTTCCGAGTGCCGGAATAACAATCTGTGCGATATAGACAAGCACATCATAAGCGTTGTTTGATAATTTCATAATTTTATTCTCCCTCTTCTCTCATCGGTAATTTTTCAACCTCATTCATTAACTTTTCGCCGGTTCCATTGCCACCACGTGCTCTGTATGGTTGATAGATGTAAGTGTTTAAGTTGTCGTACTCCTCACGTGTAATGTAGCCACGTTTGATGTACTCACCAGCGAGTGCAAATATCCTGTCATGTCCTAACCCCATTAGGAGATCATGCTTGCTGTCGTGGCGGTTGATAAAAAACATTATCAGTCCGGTAAAACCGGATGATGTGATTGCTGTAATAACGGCAATTAGAAGTGTTTGAATGAATGGATTCATTAGTTAATATTCCAGAATTTTCTGGAGCCATCTGCCTTTCCGTATGCACAATAATGTACTGCTCCACTATATGATGTATACTTCAACCAGTAATATCCGTCTGCCTGCACAACTGCCTGATAATTAAGTTTTCCGCCATTCTTGTATGTGCTTCCAGTATCTCCTGCGCTAAGACTTGGCTGTGTACGAACCTTTACTGCCGTTACAATACATGTAGCAGTTCCAGATGCCTTAGGTGCATGAGAATTACTATTCACAGAACTTGTAGCGTTCCTTCCTTCTGCCTTACCATTTGTACAGTAGTGCTTGTAGTAAGCCTTGATGTCATTCCCGAATGCCTTCTGTAAATCTGCATAATTAGCCTTGTAAATATCAACGTTGAAACTTGCGCATGCCTGTCTATGTTCCGTCATGCCATAAGTGACAAAGTGCTGAAACAGTGCAGATGCGTTATTGCCGATTGCCGCCTGAAGGTCTGAATATTTGTTTAAATAGTACGTTGCATTGAAGACAGGCGCATAATTTACACCATTATAAGTTGTGCCAGAGATCGAACCATTAGAAGAGCTTCCTCCAGAAACCATCTGTACAACTCTAGTTCCACTGCAATATTCTCCCCAACCGAAGACTCTGTTTGTTGGAAGAGTAGCCACTCTGCCATCAGAATAATAAACTCCATGATGCAAACATCCTACATGCTCATAGACATTCGTGCTGTCAATATATACAGGCACGGATGTTGAGCTGTCATACTCACTCAGCGGATGAAACGTGCCATGGTCCTTGTTAAACTGCATATCTGCTTTAGCACTTGGCGTTGTCGTACCAATCCCAAAACCATATCGTACATTCTGTAAACACCAACCATTTTTTGTTCCCATCTTTGATGGATTAAAACTTACTAACTGTTTCCAAACCATTTGTTTCCCCTCTTTTCTATTTTTACGAATAAAAACGTGACTGATCACGCTGTTCTACGCCAAATATTGGTTGCGTAATATGGCGGTAAATTAGTAATTTCTGCATCACGTTCAGCCGTTCCACTGATTGCCGGTTTTCTCACGATTGTGCGGTCATCGTAATATGCGACTTGAGCCAGTCCATAACCAGCTGCCGCACACTGGAACGGACTTTTCGCTTCTCCACCAGTGTCTCCTACTGCGTACAGATTCCCCGCTCCAATCAGCACACGGTCTTTAACCTGCTCCCATGTCGTCCATGGCCACAGTGTTGACGGTGGTGTTGCACTGTCAGTTTCAAAATAAGAGCCGACAGGGCGGACTAAATCAAGCACTTCTTTATTCGTAAGCCCCCCCCGACTTCTGCGGGAACTATTTTGCATATACCCATTTTTATCTCCTCTCAGCCCTTAGTATATTCAAACACGATTTTAAAATTTGTTAGCCTGTTTGCACCGTATGGAGACTGCTCAATTACGCAAGTGCTCTCTTCCATGTGCATGCCGATGTCAGCCGTTCCGTTGTATGTAAGGTAAGGCAACTGGTATGTGCGCAATGGTGTTGCGGCTGAGTCAATGCACAGCCCATACAGTTTAACCATTGTGTTATAAGAGCCAAATGTGAATGTCGCTTTGTTTGAGCTAAATGTCAGATTGCCTGCATCGACTACTTTTCTGTACAGAGATTTTCCGAGAAATGTGCCAATCAGATGCTCTGTTGATGCATACGTGTTTGCATTTTCCAACGCTGTGCATCTGTTACTCAATGCTGTGTCTGCCGATGCTCTGGTTGACTTCTCTGCGCTGAGCTGTGATGCAATGCTATTGATTGCATCTGTCTCTGATGTTTCTATTTTTTTGCAAAACCCCATGATTATTTAACCCCCTCAACGTTGATTGACACTGCTGTTGCCGGTTTAGACGTTGCATATAGCGTTAGTGTTGTACCGCTAACGTTTGCATTTTTGATGCATGCATACGCTGTTGCTTCGGCTGTTGTCGGCACTGTTGATGCCGGTGCAATTGATATTGTCGGATGCTCATCATACACGCCAGACAAAGCAAACACGGCAGTGTAATATGCAACACCGCTCACTGTGGTTGTTGAGCTAGACCAATTTGTCAAAGCAACCGCAATTGTTTTGTAAATTGGTGTGCTGCTGCCTGTCTCCCATTGTGAGCCACTAGACGTTTTGGTTAGCACCTGTCCGACAGCGCCGGTATTGATTGGAATCAACGGTTTTGTATTGTTGTACGCCGTTTCTGCTTTTGTTGCGCTTGATGCAGACGCGCTCGCACTGTTAGCACTAGCCGTTGCACTTGTAGCCGCCTTAGATGCGCTTGCTGATGCGTTAGTGGCCTGTGTTGTAGCCTGTGCTACAAGTCCTTCAAATACTGGTATATCGCTGTCAGACACGACTGTAGCGTCGTCCATAGCGGCATGCTCTACCGACAGGATAAAATTAGCGGTTGCAATCGTGTTGCCCGCTGAATCGGTTAGCATTACCTCGCAGACCGTGTCTCCTGCGACTGCTGTCATTTGCTGTGGAACAATGATCGATACTTTTCCATTGACGACAGTCATTGCGTAGTCAAAGCCTTTGCCGTCTGGCTTAGTACCTTTAATCGTTGCGCCTGTGCCAGATGGTATGGAATACGCAAGACCGGCTTGGTACAAATTAAACACTAGCAGTCTGCCGAGTTTGTCGTACTGAGACACGTTGACAACTAGCTGATTTCCACCCGGCACTAAATCAAGACTGTACGTTTGAGTAATCATTCCGTCACTCATTCTGTTTTTGCCCCCTGTTCTATGTCAATTAAAAACACAGCAGACCGAATGACCGCTGTGCCGTTGTGCAATGCTAACTGCGCACGATGTGAGCCTGCCGAGCTTGTCATGCTTGCAGGAAGTGTGCACGTGAATGTGTTGGTTGCAGACTGAAGAGTGCAATCACACGATGCTACGTCTGTTTCAAGCACTCCAGTTATTCCGCCCCACGATTCGGGACATTCTGTTACGGTTATTGCGATATCACGTCCTGTGTCAGACTGCGAGAAATGCAGAACAGACGGTACGCCGGAAGGAATCATGGATAATTTAATGGACTGTGTCATAATTGCCCTACGTAATTGTTATCAACAAAAAAATTAAGATGTGCCCCTGTCCAGCCTATTGCGATTGCGTGCATCCCATCACCGCCACTTGTGTTAGTCGACACAACTGGGGTTCCATAATTTACACCATTGCAAGTCTGCACTTTGCTGCTAAAAATAATATTTTTGTTTGAAGTAAACGATATTCCACCGCTCGTTAGACTTAATTGACTAATAACATTATCGCTTGCGTCTCTATTTAAAATATCTATGGAACCGTCGTTATGATATTTGCAAAGTGCTTCAAGCGATATACCAGACGTTTTAACATTGTATGCTCCCTGCCCAGAGAACATGATTCCACCAACTGTGGATCCTTGGCTAGAATATTCAGCAGTTATTTTCGAACTGTCATCTGTACCGAAAATGATTGTTGATCCGTTGACTGTCGTACCTGTTATTGTTCCACCTGTGATTGTTGTTCCGCTAATCGTTCCTGCGCTGATTGTAAGCGCCTTTATCGTGTTTGCCGCTAATGCGTTAAACACTGCATTTCCGTCGCTATCAATTCCTGCACTCCATGTTGCGCCGTAGTCCTTGCTGATTGCAAATCCCGCACTATTTATCGTGTACTGAATATTGGAATCTTTTAACAATGGCTTGTTGTGTAAATAAAACTGTATTCCACCGCCTGTTTTTTGAACTTTAGTTGTGAACAGTCCTAGACCGTTGCTAATTAACTCGCTAAACAGTGCGACCTGCTGAGAAATGTAAGATGATGCCTGATCTGTTTTTTTGTCTGTCTCTGAGTAAATCGTATCTTCCAGATGCGATTTAGCGTCTCCAATCTCGACCTCTTCGACACGGTCAAGAAGTGTATTCCATTTTACAGAGATTGCTTTTGCAGACACGTCAATGCCTAGCTGTTTGTACTGCACAGTTAACGTGTCGCAGAGACTGACATTTTCGAGCTGTGGTAATCCTAAATCGTTCATGCTTGCATACGACACATCAATGTTCACGGTTGGTTTCCCAACATCGTTAGCTTTTATATAATCCTGCGCATACTGAGCTAGTAATGTTTTTGTAATAGCCGTTGCATTTCCTTCTGCGTCCTTGAACTTATCTGACAAGTCAACGTTAAGAACCTTCGGATATGTGGCTGTTGTGATTGTCTGTATGTCACCTGTTGCAACGTTGCCGTTATCGTCTGATGCATATGGCAATACCGCTGTGTAAGTATTCTCGATTGATTTTTCTTGCTTGACACTGGTTAAATTCTTACCATACGCAATGCGGATGAGTTTAGATTTGTCTGCCCCTCTGTTTGCAAGCAACGAAACTGTTAAATTGTCCCATTTCAGTTCACCGCCAAACGTGTCTAAAATTGAACCGTCCTGCCCACCAATCAATGCACGCATGGACTGTGGTTTTGCGTTTTTGAAAACACTCGACGTGTTCGCAATGTCTGTCGTCATGGTGAATGGTGTTGCTGTTGCCATGTTGCTGATAAGACCATTGCATGCAGCCGTGCATCCGGTTGCTGAAAATGGAAGCACGCTTGTTTTGCTCAAATCGTAAGAGATGTGATTGAGATTGTACGTCACCATTCCATTCATTTCTTTTGATTCATCAGCTATTCTAAAAATCTGTGGAGTGTCTGTTTCATTTACCGACATTTTAATCAATCCACCGATATGTATGTCTCTGAAATGTTTGCCACTTACTGGATATTTTAATTCAGCCGTATATGCCCCATTGCGCTCCTCTGTGACGATGCAACTGGTGCACTCGGGCAATCTTCCCAGTCCGTTTGTCTTGCCGCTTACAAGCGACGTGAGAGCCTTAGAATCGTCTAATAAAATTGGAATCATCTTACAAACCACCTCGGTTCTATTTCGAGCGTCACTCCAGACACTGTTATTGTGTTTCTACCAGATTTCAAAACTGGGAAATCGTACTCTGTATCGGTCGATGAGATCGTAACGTCACCGTTGCGGTTTTCCTGCCCTTCGTAGCATTCCTGCGTTTCACAATCAATGACAAGTGCGCCGTTGTTTTTTGTGACGGCCATGCCCACATTTCCGATTGTGAATGAGCCTGTGCCGGTGACGTAGATCATCGGTTTTGCAACATTGTACGTTGGGTTCATGAGCACGGTTGATGCGGTAATGGAGAGACGATGCTCACCGGATTTCAGATAACGTCTTGGGATTGCACTAAACTCAAGATCAAACTTCCCAACACGTGCAACACTGCGCATCGTTACATCTGGATCAAGAGATCCTGTAAATGCCGCTTGCATGTAATAGCTGCGATGATATGTGTCTTCTAACCGATGATACTCACCATCCTGCATGAGAAAATCACGCAATGCGTTAAAGTTGTTTTCAAAATCTTTATAAATAAAAGCAGAGTATTTCAGCGTCAACTGATTTGCTCTGCCATTTTTTATCCTAATGTCTCCGTCTCTCCCGGGCACTTGGATTGTTTCGTAATCTAGATCAGAGGATCCATAAGAGCCGTCTCCAGACACTCTCAAGCGGAACTGCTCTTTCAAATTAACTCCGTTAAAAACTAGATAATTTATCATTATCCGAACACCTCATTTCTGCGGGCAACGTTTTTATTTATTTTTGACTCGACAATGTCTGCGAGTTTACTCACATCCTGCCCCTCAGCTCCATATACGTTGATCACGGTGCTGTTATTTGTTGCTCCGGTTGATACTCCAGTGCTCCCGTTAATCGTTGCAGACACAGCCATATCGCTCGTAAGCCCACGCATTGCGTCGCTGACTTTATAGGCGTTTTTGTTAATACCATTTGCAATACCGGTCATGAAATCAGGCATCCATGTTTCATAATCACGAAGTGGCCCTTCGTCTGGTTTCGAAAAGTGTAAGAAATTCTTGACCTTATTTGCAACATTACTGGCAGCTTTACCAACATTGCCAATCATGTTTTCAATGCCGTTTATAAAGCCGTTGATCATGTCAGTGCCCCACTGCAGAGCCTTACCTGGCAAGCCAGTAAAAAATGATGCTATGGTATCAATCACGCCACCAAAAAATGAACCTACATTTCCCCACGCACTTGTGATTCCGTTCCATGCGCCTTGGAATATTCCGCCGAACCATGAACCGACTCCAGAGAACACTCCCATGATGCTGTTCCAGATGCCTTGGAAGAAGCCTAGAATTCCATTCCAAACATTCGTTATTGTTGTTGAAATTGTGTTCCAGATGCCGGTGAAGAAATCTGACAAACCCTGTGCGAGATTTTGAACTGTTGTGCAGATTGTGTTCCAAACACCGCCGAACCATTGAGAAATGGATCCCCAATTTTGCACGATCAGAATTACTGCTGCAATAGCCGCTGCGATGCCTGCTATTATTGCAATAGTAGGGAGCAGTGAAATGTTAAGCACTGACATTACTCCAGAGATCATGCCGATTGCAGAGATCACTGACCCGATTCCAGTTATTAATTTTCCTACAATCAAAATAATCGGACCGACAGCAGCAGCAATCATCAAGATTTTAGTAATGAGTTTCTGCGCTTCTGGCGACAGCGATGTCCACCCGTCTTTTAACGATTTGAATGCATTGCCAACGCTGACAAGCACTGGCTCAAGAACGGTCATGAGAGAATTTGAAACCTCTGCTCCGACCTCTTTAAGAGCGTTTAATGTTGTTGTGAACTTATCAACTGGATCCACTGTCTCACCAAATGCGTTGGAAACACTGCCCGAGAAATCAGACATGTTTGACGAGAAATCATCAAGAGACATTTTCCCATTTGAAACGGCATTGTAGATTGCCGCTCCTGCTTTATTGCCAAACAGATCATAAGCAGCCTGCAATTTTTCTGTGTCGCTTTTATTTCCAGACATTGTGGTTGAGAAACCCTTCAATGCTTCGTCAAGTGTCTGCCCAGAACTTGTAGCGTTTGCCATGGCCTTTTTCATGCCCATCATGGCTGCCGAGGTATCAAGACCGGACATTTCAACCTGCCCCAAGAACTGTGCGCTCTGTGTAGCGTTTAACCCCATTGATTGTAGTTGCGCAGCGTTGTTTGATAAATCAGTTGATAATGTGTCGACATTGATTCCAGTTTTTTCAGAGACCGTGTTTAATACATCGAGCATTCCACCCGCATCGCTTGATTGCATTCCAAACGAGTTTAGGACTGCCGAAACGTTGTCAACCGATGTCGTTACATCTGTGTTGTTTAATTCTGCAAACTGTAAAAACTGTGTTGTTAAATCATGCAGTTCATCACCAGTCGAGCCGAATTTTGTGTTGATCTCACCGACAGCATTTCCAGCGGTCTCAAAATCAGTTGGGATCTCTGTTGCAATGTTGGACATGATGTCCTGCATTGATTTGAGAGAGTCACCAGATGCGCCTGTCTTTTTAACAATTGTATCGTTGCCCTTATCAACCTCGTTAAACGCCGCTTGTGCGGCCACTCCAACTGCAACGATTGGTGTTGTTACATTTTTAGTTAACGATTCACCAGCACTTGAGACTTTGGTGCCGACATTTGAAACTGATTGACCGACAGCTTTTAACTGCTGTGACCCAACGCTGCCGAAATCTTTGTACTGGTCTTCGAGAGATTTCAGAGACTGTGATGTCTTTTCAATCTCACGTGTGAGTGCAGCCTGCTGCTCCTCTGTGTCCGGATTGCTCTTGATACTCTCGAGCATTTCCTTCTCAGTGTTAAGTTTTTCTTTTGTATCATTGATTGCATTGGTAAGCAGCTTCTGTTTCTGCTGCAGTAGTTCTGTGTTTGTTGGGTCAAGTTTCAAAAGTTTATTGACGCTTTTCAGACTGATCTGTGTGCTGCTAATCTCTTTATCAACCTTTTTAAGGCTTGCAGCCATTTTGGACGTATCAGCGTCAAGCTCAATTGTGATACCCTGTATTTTTTTTGATGCCATGTGCGTCTACCCCCTATCAGAATTTGTCAAAATCATTCTGATCAGCTAATTGGTTGTACTTGCAGTGATCATTGTTCTCTTCGATAGCCATGTCATTTACCATTCCAATATCGATCTGATCCATGTCTGCAATCGTTAGTCCGATCTGTTTTGCCCGCAATAAATAAATGGCCGTGTTTATTTCACGGTCAGTTTTCCTGCTTTTTTTTTCGGCTCACTCGACCCGATTGTCGAGCCAAGATATACGCTCATGATTTCGTTGCTTTTTGATTCGAGTTCCATTGTCTCGATCTTGTCCGCCCATGTGCAGTAATCGTCAACACTAAGATGTGATGTGTTTGCGCCTTCTGCCTGCATTGACATTACAAATGCAAGTTCATCAACAACGTTCAAATCCGTGCTGTCTGCGTCCTCATTCGCATTTTTAAATATTTTCAAAAGATCTTTTCCAAAAATCTTTTTGAAATAGATAGGCGTTGCGCCTGTGGCCATAAAGCCAATTTCTTTTTCACTTCCGTCTGTGAATTTGATACTCACTTTTTTAAACATGGTTTTCTCCTCTTTTTTATATTTATATGCATGCATGTTGCACGTAGTTATTTTCAAAATTAAAGGGAGCCGTTAAGCTCCCTGCTTGGTACTGTTTATGCTGTTGGTGCTGCTGGCTGAAATACTTTTGTGAACCATGATGCTCTTGTTGTTGCATCTGTGTCTGCACCGGTCTTAGCCTTGACGATATTCTTTTTCAGAACTGCGTCGTAGATTGGTGTTGCTGTCAACTTGATCTTGTCCTTGTTGACAGAAATCTTGTCTTCCTTTGTTGAAGATGAAACTGACGGACGTTCTGCAGTGCAATTGTACATTACATGCAGTGTTTCGTTTGCATCACCGTCAAACTGGAAAATCAGTGCGAAATGAACTGGTTCTGCGTCTGCATCCTCGAATAAAACATTTTTGGAATCTGTAATTTCTCCAAGTACTGCCTTGCGGAATGAGTCCGGAACCAATGCGCTCTCGAAATCTCCAGAATATCCATTGTTTGCAATGGATGTGTAGTAATCAATACCGTCAGCGTAGAACGGTGTTGATCCGCCCTCTGCATCGAGTCCAATTGAGACAGCGCCTGGCCATGCGACTGGAGTTGCATATGTGGCAGAGTTGTCTGTGTCGGAAATCGTAGCGACCGCATATTTAACATTCTTTAAGTTAAACGTTACTTTGTTGTCTGTTTCTGGCATTTTTGTTTTCCTTTCTTTTTTAAATTGTCATATCATACGTGACCATGTAATACTGCTGATCATCAACGTATCCCTCAGATTTTGAAAACGTGAGTTCTGCGCCGCTCAGCAGTGATTCAATCAATGATTCTTTCGTCTTATCTTTGCCCTTTGTGTAAAGCTCCAACTGGACATTGTTGCAATCGTAGTAGTTCTGGCCGTCTCCAAACAATGTGGTTATGTCCGTCACTACGTAAACCAAAAAAGGCAGAGATTGAGGAGCCTCGAAATGGTCAAAAGCAACCGGCATTCCCACTTTTGACAGCAGTTTTGCAAACTCTTCTAACGTCATTTTTTCAAAGCCTCCTCAATTTTCTCTACATACAGATTTTCAATCTCTTTTTCAGCGACAGAGATGTGAGCCTTGCCAGAAACAAAATGTTTCTTGCCTGCTCCAATTCTACCTGTTCCGTTTTTTACAACATGTCCGTTCTCAAGCAGATGCCCGAGTCTGTAATAAGGCTTTTTTGAGTGGATAACATATCCGCTGCCGACTTTAACACGTGTGTCAACGTCAGACGTCCAAGAACGTGAATAATGGCGCCCGTTTGGGTATGCCTTTTTCGCTTCTTGATCAACCATCGTTGCGCCTTCACGTGCAACATCAGCAGTGATCTGTGCAACCTGTTTCTCAGTTTCGTCAGACATGTTTTTCAAAACATCTTTAATCGCAGACGGAAGCTCTCCAATGCTAACTCGCATTAGTTTCACCAACCAGTTCATCGAGATACAGTTCAATCTGTCGAGTGTTACGTTTGTAAGTCCGATAGATTTTGTAAACTGTGTTCCCAATCTTCACGATCTTCTGCCCGCTGTACTCTGCAATTAAGATTATTGCTTGATACGATGCCTGAAGCCCCTGCTGGCTCGTGATAGACCATTCTGACTGCGTTATGGAAGATAGTTCAGCCACGACGTAATGAGGATTAGACAGCGTTTCTGTGCGTTGTGCGAGGTCGTCAATTTTAATGACTTTGTCGCACAGTCCTATGCGCATGCGCTCCATTACGCAATGTACCGCCCTGACATCTGCATCTGTGCCTTCTGCTCATCAAGCGAGCGGATAAGACGATCGTATTCGTTGGAGTCGGGATGGCCAAAGTGTGCTTTTGAATACTCGACAATGTAGCGGACTACACTCTGATCAGTAAGCGCAACTTTTTCAGCGTCAATCGCAAATCCGAGATCCGCAATTGCATCGTTGACAACGTCAGTCATCTCATCATCAAAATATGAATCTGTTACATCGTTAGCTTTTTTGCATTTCGCAACTAAGTCGCTTATTTCCATCTTGATCACCTCCGAATTTTATCATTTAAAAATTAAGCTGCTAACTTACCAACAACGAATGCGCTCTTGTCTGCAACGTTGCCGTCAGCCAGTGCCATGGCTCTGTAAACAGTGGATCCTGAGCGGAACTCAACGGAATTGTCTGCAGAGATTGTTACATCCTGTCCGAGGTTAAGAACATATCCATCCTTGAAGTCTCCAAGAATAATCTTTGATACGTTGTTATCCAGAACTACTCTATGGCCGAGCAGCATGTACTGTGCACCGCCCTCAATTCCAGTCGTACCCTGGTACACAAGCGGACGCTTGTTGCTGTCCTTGAGCGACATAATCTTTGTGAAGAACTCAGCAGAAGACATTACAAATACAGCGTTTGAATGATACTGACCAGGCAGTGTGCTCAGCATTGTGAGCAGTCCGTCGTAGTCTTCTGTGATTGTTGTTGCTGTTACTGCTGTTTCTACGCCTGTTGCATCTGATGTGCCTGCGCCCTTGACTACTGCTGCGCAGATTGCCTTGACCATCTTGTTTGCCAGAGCACTTACAAGCCAATCCTGAAATGCTGGGATAGCCATTGCGGCTACATCTGCAGTGATTTCAATTGTCTTGATAAGTTTCTTAGCTCCGAGTGTGATTGATGCAACTGTGTCTGCAGAATCAGTTGCTGATGCAGCCATATCAATCCAACTAGCATCGTTCACAGTGCCTGCAACTGGCATTGTTACGTATCCCTTTACTCTCATTACGTTCAATTCTGCGTACAGTGGATTGTCTGCAAGCAGTCCAAAGATCTTGTTCTCTGTTTCTGTTGGAATGACGTCCTTAGCATTTGTAAGAGCTGTTCTCTCCTCTGCAGACAGAGACCGTCTCATAAGATTTTTAAGATATGCGTTTCTGTATTCGACTGTGTCTGGCGCGAATGTTTTCTTTTCCATATTGTTCTCTTCTTTCCTGTGTCTCTCGACAACTGTTCCCTCAGTGCCTGCAACGATTTTTGACATCAGAGACTTGCGTGTCTCTGCGTCTTTCTTGATCTTATCAGCACGTGTTTCAAGCTGATCCATTTCTGTGTTCAGCGCGTCGAGGTCAACCTTTCCGTCTCCCTCTAGTGATGTTCTGATTTCAGCCATACGCTTCTGTACGTCTGACATGTTCATTTCATCGATTTTCATAAAATTTCCCTTTCTGTGATTCTCGCTTTTAGAATCATCTTTTTTCTGCGTTCTGCATCATGAGACTCCCTCATGCGCTGCTCAATCGCTCCGTTGATGCAGCCAATGCTCCGCGCGTCTATTTCCGTGCCAGGATTAGCCGGCCTAGAAACCGCCGAAACGTCATACAGTTTGTCGATTGTTGTGATCACACGTGTGTTTGTGACTGGGTCAAAATAATCGCTCCCCTGTGGGATTGTGAAACAAAAAGACATTTTTGTAATTAAACCTGCATGAATGTCCTCGTACATTGATCTTGATGTCGATGTACTTGATAGATCTGCTCTGATTTTTAAGCCGTGATCATCAACCGACACCTGCAACGTGTTGTTACTATTACGCGCAAACACTCTTCCGGCGTGATCGTATTGCATAATCACGTCAGACATGTCTGTGTTGTCGAAAGCTGTCGCTAAAATGCGTTCATAAAATTTGACGCCGTCGTCAACAAATAAAACATACGGGTCAAACGTTGATGCATATCCCTCAACGATGCAATTGTTCGTATCGCTGTTATCGAGTGCTCTAAACTCTAAAAAACTTCTGTACTCTCTATTCTTTTTTACTGGCATCGTCATCCCCCTTTTCTGATTCTCCATCCATGCCTGGACCATTGTTTCCTTCCTTGCCTCCTCCGTCTGAAGATTTGTTAAGATCAGTGCGATCTGAATTGCCGACCATTACGTACTCACCTCTGATTGGTGCTCCCTGCCCTTTTCCGTCTGGAAGTGGTGGAAGGTTGAACAGATCTCTTATCTCATCAATCATCAATGCTCCTCTATCGGCTAACTGCTGTGTCATGGACACCTTTTCAGACACAGTCATATACTGCAACCTGTTTGCAGATGATACGATCTTGCACCCATTCGACTGCTCAAGCTGTGTGAAGATCATGTTTGTAAGCGTGTCGCTCAGCTGGATTGCAAACGGCTCAATAGCACCGTTAAAGAACGAATCAAGATCATCTCCATTGGCAGTATTCTGCAAGACTTTTTCGTTCACTCCGAAATATGTATAGACATTTGTCTGTATCATCTGCATCTCTGCGGAATTGACTGTGTAAGGCGTTGACGTGATCTGCTTAACGTCTTTATACGTGTTCGGGAATAACAGGACACCTGCATTCCCAACGTTAAGATTCGCTTCTGTGAATCTCTGACGCTCTGCTTTAAGTTCTGATTCTTTTGCAAAGTTTCCTGCCGTTGCCATGAACCTAAAAGAGGCTGTCGATTTGACTGCCTCTGTGATTCCTTGCCTCTGGATGTGAATCAGATCCATTGTGCTATCAAGCGCGTGATTGTCCTCTCCGAAATAATCGTTTGAATACTGGAATTTAGTTAAGATCCCAACGTCTGACAGTTTTGCAACTGCTGGACTGTTATTTGAAAACTTGAATCTTATCCATGCTTCACCGTCAACGTCTATCAATTCGTATCCAGACGGTAAGAACGTTACAATTCCAGTTTTATCCTGCAAGTAGTCGTCCCATATTGGAACGATGAATGCAGTGTTCTGCATATCAAGAATCGTATTCAGACGATACAAGAACTGAGGCCACGTCTGCATGTCGTTAGGACGATGCCGTAGATTCGTCTGTAAGCGTGGATGCGCTGTTCCGTATATATTCATCCCAAGTTTTGAAATGTGCCTGCTGCGTGCGTCTATGGACGCTCTGACAAGCTCGTTTTCGTAAAGCATGCCGCCCCAACTTGAGAAAATTGGAGTGTATGCATTGAGCAGCTTGAAATAGCCAGACGGAGACACACTCTGCTGTTTATTTTTTTTGCCGAATATGTTTTCAAAAACTCCCATCGTTATTCCTCCTCATTTTTGAGCTGCTCACCAATTTCTGACGCCCATTTCTGTCTAACGCACAATGCATCCGACAAAGCGGCAACACCGTCGATGTGATTGTTCTGCGCAAGTTTAACCATTCTTATTTTTGAACTGTCTGTGTCTTCTTTGACAGCAGTTCCAAGCATGTGGATCTTCATCAAATCGTTGTCTCCGATGTTTATACGCCCATCTTTCATCAATCCTTCCATCTCTTTTAAAACTGGAGACAGATTGAAATACTGCAAAACATCGTCACAATGGAAACCATCGTTTTTCAAATCTTGCACAAGATACTGCGCAGAATATCGATCGTATCCAACCTCGAGAGGATAGATTTTGTAATCTCTAACAAGTTCTACAAGCCAGTTTTCGCAATCGTGATAATCAATAAAATTCTGACCAGACGGAAATAGCAATCCGCGTCTGATATATGTCCGATATGGGAGCTGATCACGTTCCGTCGCTTCGTCTATTTTTTCCTCTGGCATATAAAACCTTGAAAACACGTTGATTATTCCATCACGCTCAATACACACAACACATGCAGTCAAGTCAGTTGTCTGCGACAGGTCAATTCCTGCCACACAATAGCTGTCCTTAAAATCTGCAATGTCGAGATGTTTGCCACAGCATTTTTTAACAGTCTCAGCAGACAGCCAAGCCTGTGAACTGTTTTGTTTGATGTTGCAATACTTCGTCAAAAATTCAGCTTTCTTGCTTAGCGATTCTTCAGCAATTGCTATTTCTGAAAGCATGAAGTTAACAGATACTGAAACGCCAAGGTTTGGAATTGATTTCTGCAATTCCGTAATGTCATTCCATTTGTTGATGTCGTCAATCTGATACAAAAAAGGGAGCAACCTTGTTTCTTTGGATTCTCCCATTAAAAATCTTGTGGATCTTTTGTATAACTCATCGTAAATTCCATCGTTGATATAGTTTGCTGTGCTGATTGCAAATATCAACGGCTGCCGACGTGCGCCAGTGCCGGACTTCATCGCTTCATATTGTTTAAGACCTGCGTCGCCCTGCCAAGCTCCAAATTCATCGCAGATTGTCAGATACGGATTAAATCCGTCTGATTTTTTAGCGTTGAACGCTATTTTCTTTACCGTTGTGTTATTTTCGGCAATGAATAAATCAGATTTTCTTTTCTTAGTAATTGCGTCAAGGTCTGGCTCATTCTGGACGCTGTCGTAGAACGCATCGTACACAAGCGCAGCCTGTTCCAGTTTAGGAGCTAAACAGTAAGTGTCTGCACCGTATTCACCGTCATCGTACACGCATTTTTCTATCATTCCTGCGCCCATGAGCGTTTTCCCCGATTTTCTGCCAACCACAACGACTATTTCCGAATAATGTCTGAAGCCGTCTTCATCAACCAGTCCAAAAATGCATGAGTACAGAGCTTTCTGCCAAAGTTCTAGCTTTACATTCTGCGGTGCAAGCTCACCTTTGTTGTGGTGGAGAAATGCTCCGATGAAATCAACGGCATTGTTAGCCTTTTTCAAATCGAGATAATATTTCTTATTCTGCAGATCATCAATGATTTTTTCATAGGCAAGTCTCACCCATTTGCCGACTATTACAGATCCATCTTCAATTTTCTGATAATATTCGTAAATATAATTCTGTGATTTTTTCATCCAGTGAACTCTTTCAACTTACTCTTACGCTGTTCTGGTGGAAGCAATTCTTCCAGTCGTTTAGACACGATTGAATAGCTTTTAATCAGACCGTTGTATGCCTGCAGATTTGCGCTTATCTTCTGACCGGACTGTGTCGCACCGTTCGAATATTTGTCAACAACGCCATCACCATTTATTTTTTTTTCTAGATTAGTGAGCTGAACTTCGATGAATGCAGCCTGTTCAATCAGCGGATTCACTATATTTTTTTTGTTTGACGGCAATGTCGAGTAGATACGTTTTAATTCAGTTATTCTGGACTGAATCTTTTTAGAATCTGCTGATTTTGTCTGATTCTTTTTAACTGCTACCATTTTAGCCGCCTTTCTACACTGCCCTACTTTTTGACGAGAGCGGTACGCTATCCCTATCGACACCGGTGCTCCCAACCCACCTATTTCTTTCGCATACTAGGGGGGATATGATCACACATTTCTACAACATTTCCGTTCGCATCGACAGAGAAACGGTTTTTATTTCTTTTCGCTGAGTAAATCTCTGGATGCTCTGCCGCATGACAGTCTCTGCACACACACTCTAAGTTGTCGAACGAAAGAGTGATTGAAGGATCCGTTATGTTGTCTTTTGTAATGTGCTTGATGTGATGCACAATCTCTCCAGTGTTCCACATCTCTGGATTGTTTGGATACATTGAACGGCATCGCTCACACACATATCCTACTGATTTTCTGTATGCTTCACGCGTCTGCTTCCACTCTGATGATGAGTAGAACTTCTTTGCCCATGCATGCATAGCTACCTACTTTCATTCGCGTATCTCTCGTACATATGCAGCACATGTCTAAATCGTCTGTACCATGTGTTGTACCGCTTGCAATCAGCAATGCTATCGCATGATGCTTTGCGTATGCATAACAGACATGGACTGTGTATGTCGTGTTGCTGACACACAAGTCTGAACTTCTGATCGTCTGTTAAATCGTGGTCTCTGTCTATTGTCCCATTGTCATTCACAATGTTCTTCTTTCTGATGTGCCAGCGATTACCATGCACCGAAACACGGAAGGAGACTGGCACGATAGTCATACAAAAAGGCAGACATCTCTGCCTGTCTTGTGTAAAACTACATTTACAATATACCACCGTTTGTTCAGGACATTCAGGACATTCAGGACATTCAGGACAAATTTAATTGTCCAGTCCGAAATATCTTCTGACTTTCTTCCGGCACAATGAATCTGAATAGCTATCATTCACCAAGCTGCCTGTCTTAATCCAGTCATACCCGCTGATGTAATGGTATCGAATAATCGCCGCTAGGTTCTTGTCCTTGAGAGTGGCAACCCATTCTTCTACACGCTTAATCTCAGCCGTATAATCGTCAATACGCTTTTCTAAGTCTGCCCTAATCTCTAGGATGCGGTTCACGGCTCGTTCTGTGGGGTCTGACGGCGTGTTTGAGTGTCCGCCGGATGATTGTCCATTCGGGGAACAAATCGGCGTGTAGAGCGATTCTATCTCATTCTGAATGGCCTGCACTTCGGAAGCCATTCCTCTGACTGATTCAAGCTCCTCAATGGTCATCTCTCTCTCGTTCCTTTGACATAGCGATTCTGCATTCATCTGGTGTTCCGATATCTTCATATTCTCCTAACTTTTGGATAACTTTGAATTCGATTTCAAAAAACAAGTCATATGTTTTGTATGGGTTAATTACACAATCGTTTTTACTCTTCAAATAATACCGTGATGGTTCAAATGCTTTTCCAGCATCTTCTGTAAGCCTATCGTTTTTGTTCATTTTTCATCCATTCTTGCACCACAGAACGGGCAAAATTTGAAATCTTCTCTCGCATCAACCATTTCGCTTCCGTTGTTTTGGCATAAATCATCAAGGAAAGATTTGTGACAATGTGAGCATTCATATGCGTCAAAAACTCCTTCATAAGTAAACACATTGTCGATATTTTCCCAGTGTGCATGAACTACTGGCACCGTATCGACTGTAGGTACTTCAAACTTCTTGGCATGATCTACATCGACCACACTGCCGCTACCAAACAGGCTTTGCTGTTCCTCATCTTTCATATTTTCTCTCCTTTTCTTTCGTTAAAAGTTTTTAACTTTTTCCAGTATTTTTTAACTGGATACCACATATCTGGTTCAAGTTGTGCGAACATGAAACAATCGTCTTTGTCGTAATCATCAATGCAAATAGCTTTATGCCGGAATGCTTCGTTTTCCCAATATTCATCCCATGTGTTTGAATGTCAGCCACCTGTCTTACCATTCGGGCAACAAACAGGTTTGCTGATGTGCTTTTTACAAAATTCCCAGTAAAGTCAAATGTCATCATTTTCTCCTGTTAAGACTGACTTGATATATGCGACCGGATAGACAATCCCATCATGCTCACCGTCAATCCAGTGATGGCATGCAATTGTGATTGCCTTGTACATGTTGTTTAGCACGCTCTCTGTCATTGGCACTGCTTTTATAATTCGTTCCAGTTTGTCGAATGCTTTATCGACATTCGGATTGCCTTGGTATGCGTCAACGTTTCTCTGACGTTCAAGATCAAGCAATTTTCTCGCGCGCGTATATATATCATCATCATTCTTCTTTCCTTTGTTCCCTTGTTGCTTTGTTCTATTGTGTGCAGTTGGTGATGCAGTTGGTGATGCAGTTGGTGATGCAGTTGGTGATGCAGTTGGTGTATCAGTCCAATTTTTGAAATCTTGATATTTGTCGTAGTTTACTATCGTTATGAGAGTATAAGAGTGTCTACTCTCGCGTATCAGTTGGTGTGCATTTTGGAGTGCAGTCAGCCATGCAATCACTGTATTATTTGAAATACCAAATTTCTTAGACAATCCACGAATTGACGTGGCGAATGATCCACGTGGAATCTTGTCACCTTTGAACCATCCGTCTTTCCAATTTGCCTCTAACAATAAGTAAGTCCAAAACCCAAGCATCTTTACATTATCTGAATATTGCCATTCCAAAAGTGAACGGTCTAACAGAATAAATCCATTGTTTGATTTCATCGTTCACTATCTCCTTTTCTAGAATGGCAGATCATCTGGATTGATATCAATGTCACTGCTAAAGTCTTCA